TTAGTCCGCCGTTGCCTCCACACACTCCTCTGGCTGAGCTATCAACTCATCGACTTCGGTCATGTCTTTGATGTCACTGGCTGGCATATTGATACGCAAATCGATCCAGCGGCCGTCCGGGATGTCCATAGGATCGCCAGCCACAATCGCGGCAGTATCGATATCGAAGCGACGCTTACTGACAGACACCGTGATTTTCCCGTCGTGATCAACTTCGGTAGCAACAAAGCACAGACGGTTGCCGTTGACATCCTGCGGGATCTCGACCGTCCAGCCTTCCAGCGAGAAGCCCAGCGAACCGGTTACTTCATACACACCGGTTGCGACTTTAACGGCGGTGACACCTGTCGCTTCCGGGTTCACCGCAACCAAACCAGACAGAGTGAAGCCATCCAGGAAGTCCGACTGCATTTTGTATGGGTGATTGGTCAAACGGGCGATCGGTGAGGCTTTTTTAATAAAGCCATTGGCATCCACCGAGGTATTGCCCGTGTGCCACATCGCGACCCACGAACCCCAGCCACTCGGTGCACGGACACGAGTGCGGAGATCAATGGTGTTAACCCCTTGTCTTGCGCACATTGTCCAACGGGATGCACCATCAAATCCAAATTGGAATCCAGCCCAAGGAGCGGTAGCGTCTGGCCCTCCAGTGGCATTTGTACTTGCACGCCATAACTGGTTAGCACTAACCGCTTCTATATCAGATATCGCCGGTGATGTGGTTCCTAGCCAGCCTCCTGCACCGACCGCAAGAGCGCCAACATCGGCCGCTGTGGGTTTATTCTTTTCGCTATACAGTCTATTCCACGTAGGAGCAGTTATTTCATTAATAGAGACACCAATATAGGCATCACCAGTTCCATAATTTAGCAGGATGCCACCATAGCCACCTTCAGTGTCCCTTTTGCCCAGAACATTCCAGTAAGTGTAGGTATTAGCCAAAGCAGGAGGTTTGTTTGTACTGACGGCGTTGAGTAACGAACTATATCCAACGGGTTTTGACCAATCTTCTATTGCAGTAAACGTTTTACCTCCGGTTGAGGTTTTACCTATATTGGTGGCGTTATCAACAAAGGTATTTGCAGTAAGTTTGGATTCTATGACGACGTTACCAGTATCCAATGCCACCCTAAAAGGTCTAAGACTATTATAGGAGCCGTATTCGTCTTTATTATTAGTGAGCATTAAATACAAATTGTTCGTGTCTTGTCGCCAAAAAGAGCCATACCCACCTTGTACCAGCCTGTAAGTATTTGGGGCGGTTGCCTGGATTTCTCCTGAAACTTTTATCCCTCCCTCTATATTCTGGATTCCTCCAAGCGTCCTCGAAACATAGTCTCCCTGCATTTTTGACATACTCGCTACGGTAACACTCGTGCCATCTGGCGCAGTCAGCGTGACATCGCCGCTACCAGTCAGAATGGACTGCCAGCCATCAAGTTGACTTTGATAATCAGACAGTTGGCTCGCCAGGCGCCGGGCAAAATCGGGCACTGAATCAATATAGGTTGTAATGATTGCATACGCCTGAGCCGTCACCGTAGTCCCAGTGAAGGCATCAACCAGCGTCAGTTGGGTATTGCTCTGCACGGACGCAATTTCATACATCACCACCGTGCCCGCAGCCGGGAGCAACAGCATCTGACCGGGGCCAACACCCTGTTTGGCGTCTGCCCATTTGGTTCCTGTTCCGGTGACAACTTTACTGCTTTTTGTCGCGGCAATCGTGCCTGTTCTATACCACATACGTTTTGCTCCAGATGGCAAAAACCCGCACATGGCGGGTTTGAGTGAGGGGGTGAAATAATTATTTAGATAGCGGGTTCAGGCGGCGTTTCATCAACATCAGTCACCTCTTCAACGTCGTTGACTGGCATATAGATACGCAAATCAATCCAACGACCATCCGGGATATCGATCGGATCGCCGTTCTCATAACCTTCTTTAACGTTCCGTGCAAATACTGGCGCATCAGGATGGGTTCGATGATAGGTTTTAATTAAAATATCCCCTGATGCCTCAACGTCGTAATCCACCCAAATAAGTGGCTGTTTGTTTTTATCTTCCGGGATCGATATACCGCCATCGTTCCCTCCCCAAAGTGCATCTGCGTTAAAGCCGAGCATGCCGCTTAAACGATAAATACCCCGACCAACGCGCGCTGCTACGGTGCCCACTGCGCTCTCGTTATTTTCAATCACACCGTCGCCAAACAGTTTGATAATCGGAGAGGCCGGTTTTATATATCCATTCGTATCGACGGTGGTATTTCTGGTGGAATAAACCACCGATCCATTATGACGGAAACCGTTTATTGCATCGACTAAGCCTGCCCGCGTATTAACAAATACGCAAGGCTTACCGTGTGTAACACCGGAGGCTAATGATGTTGATACGTTTGGAACAAAACCGACGCCATACCATGAAACAAAGTTCATGTTGCACAATTCATTATAATTTGCGCCATCGGCACCGCGAATGATATATGATGCTGTACCGGTGTTAGGAATTGTTCCCGATTGAATATCAGTATATGACAGCGCCACTCGCCCAGGCTGTAAACCAATATGCGCCGCAATGATCCCTGTTTCCGTGAAAATATGTGTATAGGATTTTTTCCCAACACGCAAGTTCATTCTCCCTGATGGCTCAGTATATGCCAACGCTAATTCATCGGCATTGGCATCATTCATAAGAATGCCGCTGCTATTACCATTAAGATTTATTCTTCCATCAGGGGAGAGTGCGGCTAACTTATTTATCTCACCGAGGTTATTAACGATAAAGTAACCAAAGCCACCCGATCCATTTCCCTTATGACATATAAAATCAGTGCGACCAGTTCCAGCCTCATAGCCCCAGGACATGTAGGAACCTTGCGAGGTCGGAATAAAGCCACTTCCTAAACCAGATGCCTTTATTCCTGCTCCGTTAAACAGACGAGCCATTACATCGTTATTAAATGTAAAATGCCCATTTACTGGCTGAGTATCAATCAACGCGTTATGTATTGCCGTCAGTAATGCAAAAGTTGGAGCTGTAGTTTGCGTCTCACTCAGTGTTATGACATTTTTCCATAAAGATTGGAGTTGGCGAGCAGACTGTGTAACGTAAATATTGAATGAATAAGGATCTAACTTAACATAGAGGTCATAACTATTCGCAGTGGTTTCAATAATACCTGCATCAATGACTGCACTTTTACCAAAACGCGTCACTGAAAGATGCGCACGATTAAGCGTATTTACAACAGTATTTGTAGCATTACCCGTTCGCAGAATTAACGTTGCCCAACCATTTTGACCCGCGATACCGTTGTACCCAGCACCGCCATTAACTTCAAAGCGCATTGTCACACCACCTTGAGCCAGCGCTGTGATGCTTGCGATTTTTACCCAATTAGCGACATTAACGTTATTACCAATCATCCATTGAGCACTATCCAATTGAGAATAATAGGGGAGAGTTTCATCGATTGTTGTTTTATCCCCTTTTCCCGAATCTCTACGGAATATTACCTGACTGTTTCTATCAACACCGACGAATTCACTGGCTTTAGTTGCTGAATCTGTTGTGCGCCATATCATGGCATAACCCGACTCACCGCTGAATTGCGCGGAAGATGTTTCTCCGCTTACCGTAGTGCTGCCAGTGATTACACCTTTTGAATTGGGTACCGTAATAGCTTTTGCAAATGTAACCGGCCCCGCCACATTTTGTGCGGTGCTCTTTGTGGTAGAAAGATAGTCACCCTGCATTTTGTTCATTGTTGGCACACTAACAGACGTACCATCCGGCGCAGTCAGCGTGACATCGCCGGTACCGGTCAGAATGGACTGCCAGCCATCGAGTTGGCTTTGATAATCAGACAGTTGACTCGCCAGGCGCCGGGCAAAATCGGGCACTGAATCAATATAGGTTGTAACGATCGCATAAGCCTGAGCCGTCACCGTAGTCCCCGTGATGGCATCGACCAGCGTCAGTTGGGTATTGCTCTGCACAGACGCAATTTCATACATCACCACCGTACCCGCAGCCGGAAGTAACAGCATCTGACCGGGGCCAACACCCTGTTTGGCGTCAGCCCATTTGGTTCCTGTTCCAGTAACTATTTTACTGCTTTTTGTCGCGGCAATTGTGCCTGTTCTATACCACATAGGTTTTTCTCCAAATAAAAAACCCGCACGTGGCGGGCTTGAGTGAGGGTCTTCAATTAATTATTCAAACACCGAATTCAGAATCTTTATAGGGGAATTTAATAATTCTGACTACGCGTGAATTAACAGATTCAGAAATTGATAATACGCCATTGTTTACAATGGTTGTGTTACCATCCATTGTTACTGCCGCGCCAATCGGAATACCTACTATCATTCCTGCACTTACCTTCACATCCATTATAGGCCGCTCTGTAATTACGCCATCCTTAATATAGTGCTCCCATGGTAACGCATGGCCTTTTATAACATTTTTCCAACCATTAGCGTCAGCATCCTTTTGCATCATGCTTTCATCATTGGTAGTACAGGATGTTATTTTTCCTTCATCGTCATAACCAATATAACTGATAATCATCGTTTCATCCCTATAATAGATAATGTTCCAAAATTTAATGTGTAAGGGGTATCGAATGCTGTGAACTCAACCTTGATGTTAAAAGAACCCGATATATTAATAATAGCCGATAGTGTTACCGATGCATCCGCAATAGACTCATCTTGCGAATTCATAGTCAAAATACTCCCATTGACATATAGTCTGATTATTCCGCCTCTGGTTCCCTTGCCATAATGTTTTGCTGCATTATAAATAATTAGTACAGGAATATTTTCACTACCTATCCAAGGAGTCATCTCGAGGCAACTTACAGCAACATTCTTGACGCCATCAATATGGCCATGTGTCGTTCCAACAGGCACCGTTACTGATGCTCCCGCTAGTTTTAATGTCGTTATTTCTGCATCTCTTATTTTTGCAGATGTTATCGCCCCGTCTCTTATCTTGGCACTTTCAATCGAGGCATCGGCAAGAAAACCCGACTTGATAAATACCTGACCATTATCAATGGTAAACGGTGTGGATACCTGACCGTTGTTGGCATTAATTACTGAGAAGCGATCAGCCTGAACAACAAACTGACTTTTCCCATCAGGTTCTATCCCCAAGCCCAACCCGGCAACGTATTTATTTCCTCCCGATGTGGTGTTGACTTTAAGATTCCACGACGCCGAGATTTTGCCCTCCATCGTGGCCTGCGCTTTGCTGACCTGCTGCACCGCAGCGGAGTTCTCGCCCACAGACGCCGTTACGCTATCGATGCGCTGACCCAATGCCGTGTCGCCATTTGCCCGCGCGGTCTGCTCACTGGTGATGGCCGTGCTGGTTTGCCCGACGGTGGTTTGCAGGCCATCGATACGGGTTGCCAATGCACCATCGCCATCCGCCACCGTTTTCTTCAGCGTGGTGATATCAGCTGCTGCCGTGTCGGTTTTTGCCGACACCGTGTCGATACGCTGAGACAAGGCGCTATCGGCGGTGACTCTGGCTGTCTCCTCCGTTTTCAGTGCGGCGACGGTTGTCGCCAGGGACGAAGTGGTGGTGCTGATGCGCTGGGAAAGCGCCTCATCCGCCGATGCGGTGGTTTGCTTCAGGTCGCTGATCTGCCCGGAAGCCGCGTCATATTTCACCTGCAACGTTTGCAGAACGCTGGCCTGCGCCTGCTGCGCGTCGGCCTGGGCTTTCTGCTCGTTGGTGACGCTGGCGAACGACTTACGTGTGGTTTTGTCGCGGTCGGCAAGATTGAGGGCGTTCTCGATCGTGGCCTCTGCGCTCAAATCCACGGACGCACTCAACTGGTCGATGCGGCTCGACTGTACGCTGTCATTGTCCGCCACCACCTGCGTCAACGTGTCGATACTGCCTTGCAGTCGCGTATCCCCGGTGGTTACTGCGGCGGAAATGCTATCGACACGTTTACCCAACGCAGAGTCCGCCTCGGTACGCGCTGTCGTTTCGGACTGAATCGCCACCACGTTACTGTCGGTGGTGGTTTTCAGTGAATCGACGCGTTTACCCAATGCGGTATCGGCATCGGCACGCGCAGTGGTTTCCGACTGGATCGCCACCGTGTTTTGCCCTGTCGTTGCCGACACGCTATCAATGCGCTGACCCAACGCCGTGTCGGCATTCGCCCGCGTCGTCTGCTCGCTGGTGAGAGCCGCGCTGGTCTGCCCGACAGTGGTTTGCAGGCCATCAATGCGGGTAGACAACGCACTGTCGCCATCTGCCACCGTTTTTTTCAGCGTGGTGATATCCGCTGCTGCCGTGTCGGTTTTTGCCGACAGCGTATCGACACGTTGAGACAACGCGCCGTCTGCGTTGGCCCTGGCTGTCTCCTCCGTTTTCAGTGCGGCGACGGTTGTCGCCAAAGACGAAGTAGTGGTGCTGATGCGCAGGGAAAGCGCTTCATCCGCCGACACGGTGGTTTGCTTCAGGTCGCTGATCTGCCCGGAAGCCGCGTCATATTTCACCTGCAACGTTTGCAGAACGCTGGCCTGCGCCTGCTGCGCGTCGGCCTGGGCTTTCTGCTCGTTGGTGACACTGGCGAAGGATTGGCGCAGGGTTTGGTCGCGTTCGGCAAGATTGAGGGCATTCTCGATCATGGCCTCTGCGCTCAAATCCACGGACGCACTCAACTGGTCGATGCGGCTCGACTGTACGCTGTCATTGTCTGCCACCACCTGAGTCAGCGTGTCGATACTGCCTTGCAGTCGCGTATCCCCGGTGGTTACTGCGGCGGAAACGCTATCGACACGTTTACCCAATGCGGAGTCCGCCTCGGTACGCGCTGTCGTTTCGGACTGAATCGCCGCCACGTTACTGTCGGTGGTGGTTTTCAGTGAATCGACGCGTTTACCCAATGCGGTATCGGCATCAGCACGCGCAGTGGTTTCCGACTGGATCGCCACTGTGTTTTGCCCTGTCGTTGCCGACACGCTATCAATGCGCTGACCCAGCGCCGTGTCGGCATTCGCCCGCGTCGTCTGCTCGCTGGTGAGAGCTGCGCTGGTCTGCCCGACAGTGGTTTGCAGGCCATCGATGCGGGTAGACAACGCACTGTCGCCATCTGCCAACGTTTTTTTCAGCGTGGTGATATCCGCTGCTGCCGTGTCGGTTTTTGCCGACAGCGTATCGACACGTTTACCCAGCGCAGAGTCAGCATCCGTGCGTGCCGTAATTTCGGTTTGAATAGCGGCAGAATTGTTGCTGGTATCCGCAGAGACAGCATCAATCCGTTTACCCAGCGCACTGTCGGCATCGGCGCGCGTGGTTTTCTCAGAAAGAATGGATGCCGCGTTCTCAGCGACACTCGCCGAAACGTCGCTGATATCCGCAGCCAACGCCTCATCAACACTGACCATTGTCTGCTGCAAATGGCTTATCTTGCCTTCAGCGTCGGATTTATTGCCATCCACCGTGGATCTCAACTGTTGCAGCGATTGCGCCGTCGCTGCTTTCTCCGTGGCAACCGTCTGGCGAACTTCGGTAATTTGCGCCTGCTGACCATTAAAATCGGCGGTCAGTTGCAGAACATCCTGAGCGATCGCCTGCTGGCCATCCACGATGAGGCTTTGCGCGCGAATAATCTCGGCATCGCAGGTTTTGCGCTCGGTCTTCTCCGTGTTCAAACCCAGCGCGTTTTCAATAATGGCCTCTGCGGCAGAGTCCAGATTGGAATGCGCCAGATTTACCGATGCAATCAGCTCCGTGCGGGCATTGGCAAGATCCGTTTCTACCTGAACAACACTCTCTGCCAATTTTTTATCCGTGGCATCGAGTTGTATTCTGGCATCGGTCAGCGCCTGATTGGCCGCATCGGCACGTTTACCCAACGCCAGCGCCGCGGCTTCTGAGTTCGCAATTTCGGCGCTTAACTTTTTATCTGTTTCAGTCACACGGTCTGACAATGCCTTGTCAGATGCCTCAAGTTGCGTTCTGGCATCGACAAGCGCCTGATTGGCCGCATCAACGCGATCGCCAAGCAGTTTTTCCGCCTGCTCAAGCTCTTTGCGTGCGTCTTCCAACTGTTCCAGCGTGGCGGAGTTGTCGATCTTCTCCAGCAACGCCTTCGCCAGTTCGGTCTCGCCAATCTCTCCCGCCAGATAGTCCAGAATCAGATTGGCATCTGAACTGGCGCTGCCTTGCGTCCATGCCGTCCACGGCCCCTGATTACCCAACCGGTCAACAATGCGGGCTTTGAACCATATCACCCGCCCTGCCGCCAGCCCCGGTACCGTATGGGAATTTTGCGGATAGGCGTAATCGCCGTAATGCACAGCGGCCTCGTCGCTGGCAATGGAATTCGACCAGACTTCGACTTTCTGCGTATCTTCTGCGCCTTGCGGGAACAGCCAATCCAGCGTGATACCAAACACAATCGCGCTGGCGGTAAATGAAGCCAGCGCGGGAGGCGCACCGTTTTTCCCTGACAGGACTTTTTCTGCGGCATTGGCCCACACGGATGAGGCACCGGCAGGGTTAATTGCACGAACGCGAGCCTGATAGCGTCCCGCATAGACGCCGTCGACTTCAAAGCTGGCCGTCGATGAACGTTGGACGGCGATCCAGTTGCCGTTATCCCGACGCCATTCCGCTTCATACGCAATGGCATTCGGCGCGACACGCCAGGAAACGCGCATCGTCGTTACCGTCAACCCCTGGGCGACTTTCGAATTACTGGAAATCACTACATTGGTTGGCGCTTGCTGGGCACCGGGTGGAATGACGGAGATCGGGCGTTCATCGATGCGCGCACCGTTATCGATGCGCGCGTATTTGTCCGGATCGTGCTCAACGGCGCTGACGTCAAAGGTATTGTCATCGTTGTATTTGATGCCGGTAACGCGGTACTGCTGAATGGCCAGATCGTTGGCGTCAACCGACCACGCGGATTCCACCGCCGGAATTTCGCTGTAGGCAACGCTGACCGTCACCACGTTGCCGTTAATGGCCGTCACCGTCCGCGCTTCAGCTTTTCCGCTCGGAAGGTTCAGAATCAGCCGATCGCTCTGTTTCGCATTCGCGACGCGATCCAGCGTAATGTTCTTGCCGTTAACCGCTTTGATTCGACCGCCAATGACTTTACCGGCGACGTCTTCGTTGGCGATGCCGATGATATAGCCGGGCATTGGGATCATGCCGTCCAGGCCGACGCTGAAATTTGTCAGCCCGTCTTTACTGTTGCTCAGTAATGCCCAACGGCCGCGACGGTTGGCTTCAGTCTGACGCGTACAGCCGATCGCGGTTAAATCAACGTTATTGATGCCATAGCGGCGAACCAGAGAGTTATCTGAAACGGCTTCAATTTCATCTTGATAATGATTAATCGGATTTGACCAACTGACCATCGCCGTCGAAAAACGGTTCTTTTGGCTACCGCCAGCGCGGTTAAATTTACCGTTAATCACGTTTGAGCGGTTATAGATGTAATCAACATCCCTTGGCATATCCGCGAGGGCGGATAACTGATTGTTGCCCCAATAGGTCATCCCGCGGAATATCGCGGCGAAGTCCCGCAGTACGGTAAATGCCTGCTCACGCGACTGGACATACATATCACAGAGGAAACGTGGCTCCATGCCTGCGCCACCACGCCCGTCAGGAACCAGTTGATCGCAATACTGGGCGATGCGGTACAGCTCCCATTTATCCACCTGTGTCGAGTCAATTTTCTCGCCGAGACCAAATAGATCATTCAGTACCAGATCGTAAAATACCCACGCCGGGTTATTGGAATAGGCCCATTTAAAGGTGCCATCCCATATTCCCGCATATCCACGCGTTTCTGGATTATAGGTTGTCGGAATGCGGATAATACGGCCACGCGGCTTACAGCTGATCTTTGGAATGTTCTGGAACTGCTTCGCGTCAAATTCAACAAATAACAGCGCGGTATTCGGATAACGCAATTTCGCATCGATCACATCGGTAATCGACTGAATATTCATTTTATCCGTAAGGCGACTGGTCGTTGAATCCTCGGTGATACGTCGGGCGCGGATCTGCCAACCCGTGGTGGCTTTCGGCAGATCGATACGGTGCGAACGCTCGTACAACGAGGACGTTTTACCGTCAACCGCGGTTTTGAGCATTTCCTGATACGCGCCGCCATCTGTTGCCACATCAACGGCATAGTCCACGCGTGCGCCATTGACGTCGCCGTTCTCTTCCTGCATCTGAATTGCAGGCCAGGCAAAACGCAGCCGCACCGCCGACAATTGCGTATTATTGATTGCGCGGATCCACGGACGTTCCTTGGTCAACTCAACGCCAATGTTGACTTCGTTCTCTACACTCGGGATCCCTTGAATATACTCCTGCGCCTGGGTGCCGGCACGAAACTCCCATTTCAGGCCGGGGAAGTTTTCATTGCCGTTCGCATCCAGAATCGCCGTGCCGTCCAGAAGAATATCTTTTCCGGACAAATTTCCGGCGAACTCGCCATTTCCCAGCGCAATCAAGATTTTCGTTCTGGCCGTTGATTGCAGACTGTCCGGCGATTCAACCGGAACGTGTGCGCTTCCACCACCGCCTTTGCGGCCGCCTATAAGTTTCCGTGCCATATTTCACCCATTAAAAAAGGCCGTCCGATGGACGACCTTATTGAAACAAAGAGGTTTTACTGCTGTTCTTCCGCGTAAATCCCCGCTGAAATAACCGCCCCGCCGATTTCCCGTTGCCCATACAGCACGCCAACCGGGTTGCCTTGCGCCGTGGTATTTACCGGGCCACCAAATGCATAGGAGGGTTTGTTATCGGGATCCTGCCCCATGGAGAGCCCTTTGGGTTGCGGTGATAGCATCTGCATGACGCCCCCCATCACCATCGAAACACCCGTCATTAAAGCCATTGAGGCCCATGTACTGGCGGCAATTGCAGCAAAGCTACCCATACTGATTATTGTCGCCGCAATAAGCACAGCTCCCAATACAATTTGAAACATACCGGCGCGCTTGTTACCGGAAATAACTGGCGCAATACGAATGTCTTGCGTGCCTGAATTGTCTTTGAGCTCCTCCAGGCCGATATTTCGCTTGCCTTTAAACACGGCGTAAACCAGTCCACGTTGCTTCGAGGTCATCATGAAATGTTCAAAACCAGGGAGGATAATAGAAAGCGCCCTGATTGCTTCTCTGGGAGAGTTAACCGCCAGACGGTGAACCCGGCCAAACATCGCGCCGAGCTGCCCATATAAGCGAATGGTGTTTAATTCGTTAGTTTTCATAGCCATCAGAATAAATCCTTATGCCGCACGATTTTCAGTGTTCTTTCAAGCCAATAGCCGCCGTAGGGCGTGCGATTGCTAAGATGTCCATACAGATGGTGCAGCAGCATCCCATCTTCCACCAGAATGCCCGCATGATTGGCGACGGGTGCGGAGACCTGCATAATCGCCATATCCCCTTTTTGGGTAGCCCCGGTGAATTCGCGGAATCCGCATTCGAACCAGTTATCCATATAGAAGTTTTTCTTGCCGTCCTCCCACCAGGGATAATCCACGCGATAATCTTTCAGTTCTATGCCATGCGTTTGCCGGAAGTAGCTCATGATCAGTCCCCAGCAATCAGCATAACCGAGCAAGAACTGGCGCCCCACCAGCGGCCGCTCGCCCCGGGGTTGAATAGTGCGCAAATCACCCTCCGGCCAGCTTACGATATGCCAGGGCAAGGCCGAGTCATCGCATTCAGCCATGTCCTTCTCGCTCGGTTGCGTCGTGGCGTCCGGGTGACTATGCACGATGGCGGCGATGGTTCCCCAATCCTCCACGTTGGCATAGTCCTCTGGCGCGATCGTGAAGCCATAGCGCGGGCCACGCTTTTCGTCAGCATTGTCGGGCAGGATATTTCGGCAGGGAAAATAGCGCTCAACGCGGGATTTTTGCGCCACTAACCCACAACACTCCTGCGGATAGCACTGTTTTGCGTGCGCCATGATCGCCTGCAGGGTTTTATTTCTCATGGTGTTACCTCTTGATCAGTGCTGACCCCGGAAATCCGCCGAAGTCGAGTTGCTCATTCTCCCCGAAGCGCCGGTTGCACGACGACAGCAAGCCCGCACAGACATCGCGACTGGGATCGTCCGTTGGCTTGTCATCCAGCGTAAAAGAGCCATTCTGCCCGGCGTAAGCGCAGCCCTTGCCGGTGCGATACCAGCCGCGCATGGCCCAGGTGCAAAGGGAATGAATTTGCCGGGTGGGGATCATCAGACCCTCCAAATCCGCCGGACTTGAAAGCGTGAACTCAACCACTTCGTTGTTTTCACTGCTTTTACTGTCGATGTAGAAGACCTGAATAAACTCCTGATTAGGGTCGGCTTCGGGATTGCCCTCGGGAAAGTTCGCCCCGTCGAGGTAGTGTTTGAACGTTTCATGGATCGTGACTTTCGCCTGAACCATGTCGTTGAAATGAATGCACAGCGCGGTAATCGAGCCGTTCAGATTGGCTACGCTTAATTTTGGCTGCGCACTCTGACCATCGCTGGACATTTCCAGCCCTTCAATCTGGCATGGCCATGCGCTGTATTCTTCCCCTTGCCACCAAATTGATTTTGCCAAAAGCTTGCTGTCATCACCGCCTGCGGCAGCGATTTCTTCAGGCGTATGCGGGATCGTATCGCCATGAAAACGAAGTATTCCGGCATCAAATTTATTGCCGTCAATTTCGTACAGGCGAATGCGATTTCCCGGCTCTAACTTTTGCAGGTCTGCATTCATTGTCATGTTATTTACTCATTACTAGGGGTGGTAGGCTTGTTCGAAGGAGGCTGAAACCGTCATGACACGCCCGCCGTAGGGTGAGGCTTTGATAGAGTCGGGTAAAACCCGATAGAGGCCAGGCTCACCATACGGCGGCGTCCAGATAAATGATTTAATAGTGTGGGTGCGGAAAAACGTCAGGATCGGTAACATCTCCTGCTCTTTCCCGTTGAACATTAACGGCCACGTCTGCGTTTCAGGGTTGATGCCATCGCCAACAACCTGCTTATAGCCATCGCCGAACTGCGCCGTTCTGACGCGCTGATCGTAGGTCCCTTCCGGCATTCCCTGCGTTGGCCAACTGAATGTGTCAAGTGCCATGCTTTTCTCCGGGCATAAAAAAACCGCCGAAGCGGTTTTGATTGACTAGAACTGGTTAACTTTACGCCAATGATTTTATCTGGATATAAAGTCCTGTTTAACTGCGTGTTAAGAACTTATCGCTGGTACTGGAAGTTCCACAGCATACCACCTGGCCGGATCGCGGCAGCGATGCCTTCCCTTATCGAGCTGTCGATGACTTGCTGATAGATAGCGCCCAAGCCGTTATTTTTTGACTCGTCAGATTTCGATTGCGTGTCGCCGTCCTGCTTGACGATGACCGTCGTTTGGAAGGTCTGATTTCCACCCGATCCGCCGCCAAAAGAGGGAACGGAGGCTGCGATGCCGGGATCGGTGACCAGTCCGCCATTGGCGTAACCTTTTGCTGATTCCATCAAGGCATAAAGATTATTGACGCCGATTTTGCTCGTCGCCTCTTTGGTCATGACGAATTCACCGCGGTGCACAATGCCTGCTGGCTGATATTTACCGCCATTACCGGTATAGCCACCTTCATCCCAGAAAGAGTATTGTCCTGACGACCCTGACGATCCGGATAAGAAAGATGAAAAGCCAAATTCACCACCACCGCCACCGCCACCGCCAGATGTACTTGCGCCTCCTGAAGATCCCGAAATCCACTTCATCATGGACTGGATTGCATAAGCAATTAACAACTGGTTGATGATTTGCAGAATCGACTTCAGGAAATTGACCGTAAACTCTTTGACGTTGGCGGTGCCGGTTGTGACCAGATCGTAAGCCATTGTCGAAAGGCCGTTGAATGTTGTTTGCGCTAGCGTAGACGTTGCACTGAACACATCCAGGGACGTCTCGGCAAACTGCCTGATGCCATTTTCCAAGCCGCCGACCCAGTCACCACTCCTCTTATCTTCGGCATCAAAGCCAGCTTGCAGCATTTCACGCGCTTTGGTGTACTCTGCCGTGAGTTCAGTTATGCGCTTGGGATCGGTAATGCCTTCTCTCTTGCTCTCATAATCATTGCGAAGATCTTCTTTCTGCCTCTCGCGCTGCACTCCCCTGGACGTTAAATTAGCGGTTCTTTCAGCAAAATCATTGCGGGAACTAAAATCTTTTGTCTTTTCCTGCATTGCTTTCGTTGCTTGGGTTTCAGCTTTTAATGCGGCTTCGCGTTCCCTGGTGGCTGTATTATCCAGTTGCTTCGGAACTGCATTTGCAGTTGTTGTCGTGGGTTTGCGCTGATTAACTGAATTTTGCTTCGCATAATTTTCGTTTTCGCGGCGGATCGATTCATCTTTCACCTCTTTAGAGGCATTACTATTTCGTATGTCCGCAAGTTTTCGCTGATGTTTTTCCTCGGCAGTCTCGTATCGCTTTTTCAGTTGCTGATCGGCTTGAAACTGTCTTTTCTTGATGGTTTCCTCGTCCTGCGCCTGCTTTTCAAGAGCATTGATCTTATCAAGAGTATACTTCTGCTCCTGAAGCGCTTCGTACTCTGCTCTCGCTTTATTAGCGGTGTTAATCGCTTCATTACGCTGTCTTTCTAAATGTTGATTACCCAATTCATCAATATGTTTGCCTCGGCCATACCCCTTTGTGTCAGGCTGTGGCATGTTATCCACGACTTTCTGGGCGTTCTCCGCCCTTTTCCTTGCTTCTTCGACACGTTCCCCCAAGGGATCGGCACGCCCAATATCAATAAAAGCATCTTTAGCTTCCGCCATGACCTTTTTGGCATCTGCCATAGTTTCAGTAATACTTTTCCAGACGCTCTCCAACGCTCCGAGATTTTCCACGCTCTTTTCTGAGCCACTTTTTATAGATTCAGCGTAAGCATCCATTGCTACGCGCGCCGCGGCGGTAGTATTTCCTGATGCTTCCAATGTCGCAATTTGTTCAAGCTGCGATGCAGTCAGGAAATGGATTTGCTGATCTAACGCCTGAGCCGCTCTTAACGGATCCTGTTGAAGGCGCTGAAAGTTTGCAATAGTCGTATCAACTGATTGACCTGTCGCTTCTTCCATTGTCATCGCTGCAAGAGTGACACTTTGCAATTGAGCGGAATCAAAAGACCCGGTGCCGACAACTTTCGCCAAAACCGCAGACGCTTCACTCTGTGTGCCGATGTTTTCACCGATCTGCCTTGACATTGCTATCAACTGGCTGGCTGATTGACTCGCATAGCCACCTGTCAGTTTTAATTGCTTGCTGAATTCCTCGCTTTCTTTCGACGCCAAAGAATAAGCAGTGCCTAAAAGACCAATTCCAGCAGCAACTGCTGCCACAGGCGCGAAAGCAGCTCCCATAAAGCGAGTCAGCATGCCTGTTGCCTGTCTGATATTGTCAAATCCACCCTTAAGCTCATTGCCCTGCGCAACAAGATCCATAAAGGACGATGAGCCTGAATTAACGGATGCCATCGCCTGAGCAATCTGCGCTGGCAGTTCGCTCATTGCCTGTGAAAATCGATCAATACTTTGTGCCGCTCTTTCAGAGGCTTCCGCTTGCGCCTCCATTCCCGCTGCCAACAGCGATAGTGTTGCTATGTCTGTCATTTCAATCGCTCCGTTTATGAATTATTGCCAAAGCAACGCGTTCCATTATCCGAATGTCTTCAAAAACGGCCGCCGTATTCTCTATATCCATCATGCTCATCACCTGCGGCAAACAGCCGTAATCCAGACCCGTCGGGCCATTCATTCCTATACGCCATTGCGTGGACATGGCACGGAAAAGCAGAAAGGAGGGCCACACGTCGGGTGTTATTTCGATGATCACATCGTCGTAATCGCTGGGAAACATTCCTATGGCGGCAAGTTCATTGACAGTAGGTTCAGGGGTATAGAGAGCAGTGGCGACCTCAGTTAGTTTTTTTCGCGGGCGCCCAACATTTCTTCGTAATAGGCTTCGATTACAGCTTTCTGCGCCTGTGGATAGTTGCTAAATAACAAGCTGAGGTTTTCCTGATTAAATTCATCCGGTAATGCCCAGGCTTCAACAATTTCCATCACCAGCATTTTACCGGTCATGCCCTCTTGTTTTTCCAGATCGGAAAGTTCTTCAAGAGCTTTATGGCGAAAGGAAAACGTAACGATGCCGGGTTCTTGTCCAGCACGCGGAATAGTGACATTCTTTTTGAAAATAGGATTAGGTTTCAGAGCAAACTTGGTAGCCATAATAGATGATTCCATTTTAAAATGTTATTAAATTGGTGGGTGCCAGTTTATAAAAAAACTATTGGACCAGCAGATGCTGGCCCATAGAAATAAAGTGCAGGCAGGGATTTATTAAGGTGCTGGCACGGTTTCGAGTGGTTTATAGAAAGTCATGCCCGGCGACTGCATATTCAGAATCACAGAAACCGTTTCAATGGCGTTAACCGCAGTCACTGGCGTTTGGTTGAATGAAACGCTGGCACACCAGTAACGATTCTCCTTGGCTTTCGGTACGTACATTTTCGCGGCCAGGAAATCACCACTCTTGTCTGCCGCACGCAGGATAGGATAAATCGGCAAACTCGAATCATGTGCCAACGTGAAGGTCTGAGTTTGCGCTGATTTGAAGGTGTCCAGATTGCGCTGACGGTTGTCAGAGAGGAATTGCACCTGGATATTCTGCTGTTCACCGCCCGCATTCGCCACTTCGGTAATTTGCGGCAGCTCGGCCCAGGAAACAATTTTGCGTAATGAACCGCCACCGGCACCTGGGGCATAAGTGCCGGTATCGGTAGTGTTGATATCTTCCAGCGTCAGCGTGCTGCCTGCCACGACTGAAATTCGCGCCACGATATTATCCAGTGAAGACCAACCAGAAGAGAGTTGAATAATATCGCCGACTTTCAGCGTATGGGCCGCGCTGGTTGTCACCACCGCACTGGCGGCATTGGAAATGCCTGAAACAATCAATTTAGTGTCATATGCAGAGGCGATGTGAACAGTTGCGCCATTAGGTAATGCGTATCCCATGGATAATTCCTTATTTTTGAACAAAAAAAACCGCCGGATGGCGGTATGTATAAATGGATGAGTGATCGACATTTCACGTCAATTCCCGCCCATTCTGAAGTAGTGTCAGCCTGATCATTCAGGCCGACACTGGATTTTGTGAAAATCGCAGACTGCCTGTATGTCTAGCGCACCCTCTCGAACAGCCCCACGCCCATTCCCGGAATAAATGATGCCGCGCGCCATACCCCGTCAGGCGTCGAGCCCGCAGCATTCCCGGCAAGATCGCAAGGCACCAGATAACTGGCGCTCACCGTCGTTCCCGGCAGGAGTGAACTGGTGGTCATGTTTTTCAAGATGGCGACATCACCCGCATCAAAAAGGCTGGTGATATTGGTAAATGAAGCGAGTCCATCGATATCGATTGCACCCGACAATTCGATTCCCCGGACTTTATTGCTGGTATCTACTTGATAAACAAAGGTCTGCGAACCATTGACACCCAAGGTAAATACCTTGACCGATGAGATATCGTTACGTTGTCCTTGCAGCTCAAACGTGGCACCGGGATTGAAAAGTTTAACGGTGCTTGTTGAAAAATCGGTCATCCCCGCGGTTTTGATCGGGTAGACAACCTGTGCATTCCCGTCGGTGATATCGCCCCTGACATCGAAATGGCAGTTGATCGATGCGCCGGTCTGATATTCCCCCGCAATGACATCAATACATGCCGCGCCATCGGCCCTGCTGGGTGAAGTAAACCTCACGCCAGAGAGATAACTGGCATCATTTGATATCCGGATAAAATGTTTATGCGCTGCCCACTGATCCAGTACGCACAGCCCGCCGAACATCACGAAATTCCTGAAGGAGTCCGCGACATCAATGACATGCACCGCCGGGAATACATTTGATGAAGTACAGGATTCAAATTTATTATTCATCAGGAAAAACGAATGGTTAAAATCTTGCGATTTTATTGCCCCACGTTGGAGATCTTCGAAGTGGCAATGGGTAATTCTGACGGCGTTACAGTTATCTGCATCACGGACAAAACATAATGCATGCTGATAAACCGTCTCCGTCCAACTGGGATCGTTGCCGCCAGACTGTATTTTGCAATTCAGGAAATCACCGTCCCATAAATCAACCGCATAAACAGCCCGCCGACCAAAGCGATAGAACCAGACATTACTGACGTGGAAATCAAACCCCACGCCGTAGAGGTGCATTAAATCGCGTTTGGACCAGGTCGTTGAAGAGACGTCAGACGCCGATCCAGAGAGAGTCAGATCCCTGAGTGTAAAATTTTGGGTGCGCGTTTTATGGCTATCGTAGTCTGATTTTTTAACCACAATACCCGGATCATTGGTTGTGGCGTCAAAGTAGAGGTGCGTATTCCCCATCCCCTGCCCGGTAATGAATAAATCGTCACCTTGATTTATGACCCAGGTACCGGAAACCTTTATTGTGCCGTTCGGAAGTGTGATTGAAGATTTACGATTTGCGGCGGCGGTTGAGAGCAAGTTTAATTTTTGTGTCGCATCGCCAGAAAGAATATTGCCAGCCCACAACCCTTGTATCCCTGACGATAAATCGCGGGACCAACCGCCGGAACTGTTTACCCGGAAAAACGTCACGCTGTCATCAATTAATGAAGAGCTGTTTAACCAAAAGAGTTCCCCGCCCCCGGTTCCCTCTCCCACCTGATACTCGTTGAGCAGTATTTTTTGATTTACCGTCCCGACGATCTGTCTCAATGCATTGATGTCAGGGCATTGACCAATATATTTAAACCCGTCTGATGATTGAATATCCTCTATTAACACCATAACACCCTCGATTCTTAATATTATCTGATGAGCTTTTTGTATTATCTTTTCATTGATGAGCGGAATGACGAGAGGCTTCTATCGACCGGATGGCCTGTTTGTCCAAATTACAATTCTCTATTGTTTCAAGAAGCCGATCGTTCCAGATAACACTGGCGCCATACGTAAATGGCTGCTCGGGAAGTGGCGGAATACAGTTAGCGGTCAGGTTGGCCGGAATAGGCACCACTGGCAATGGAACGTATTTGATTCGCTCGGTTGAACAACCCATCAGCGATATTCCTATCAATAACGTCATCATTGCAGGCAGATTTTGCCAGAACGGTTTTATAGACCACGCGCACCTTATCGCTGGTTGTGGCATTTTGTTGCTTTGCATTCTGGGTGCTCCGCGCAATATCGTTGAACAGGTCGATAGAGGTGATAACGTTACTGGTGATGTTTTCCGCACTTTCCCGGTCGGCCTTTGCCTGCTCCGCAAGCCGGGATGCATCGGCAGCCTGACCCTGGTAGTAAATCGCCACCATCGCCAGCAGCGTCGCTACCACCAGCAAAGAGGTTACCGTTTTCATGGATAATCCTTTGCCCGCAGTTGGAAGTGCGGCCCATCTTTTAGCGTCGTCCAGTTACCGCCCCATTCCGTTGCGATATTCAATTCTTCCGACGCCTGTTTAAATGCCTCGGCGATTTGCCGGTAATATTTCATCTCCCAACTGCCCGCTGGCGTTGGGTAAGCGAAAACGTCAATCGCATGGCCGGTAATATGTCGGCTATTCATCGTCTGACTTTTACCTGCCTCAACGAGTAATGTCTGTCTTTCCCTGGTGCGAAGTCCTTCAGTAATGCCAAAATCAACGGTTGAAATCTGCAATGCCCGGCGTACCACCTTCTCTAAATGAGGATGAATACCGCTAAGATTCTTCTCACTCCGCTGACTGAATTTAAATGTGCTCATGTGTTATCCCGGATTGATTATTTTCATGACGTTGCCCTGCGCACGAACGACCGCAATACACAGGGCAACGTTAATAAATGTCTCTGACCAGTCGGTGTTTAAATATTCCCCGGAGAGAATACGTATCGGCACAGCCACAGACGCGACGATTAGCGCCCATGCAAAACACGATGCCAGGGGCCTGTAAGTTAACGAGCCGCGCTGGAAAACCATTAATTGCATCGCCATAACGGCGCAGGCCATTGCATCAATAAGAAGTAGAACGTTATTTTCCGCCATCCCCGTGTCCTCTCAGTTTTTTGATCAACTTAACGGGGTCACCTGATTCCTTACTTATGAACATCAATAAACGCACGGCGACGGCGGAAGCAACCACCGCCCCCAAGGGGGCCTCAGCGACGATAACGTCAGGCGTGAAATAATTGATAATTGATGTGACGAAATCCGCTGAGACTATCCCTACGAGAAAAGAAATCAGAAAGAGGCATACGCGCCGAAGGATCGATATATCCGCAGATGAAAGGACATAAATCACGGCGCCACCAAACGCCCCGATAACGATGCCTGAATTGATCCCGGGTGCGAGGCCGATTATGGTTACCCCACCTAATATATATGTCGCTGCGCCGGTACCCGTAGATACAGGTTCACCCATTTGCGTACTCCTTTGCTCGCTCAGCGAACGCCGGGCGTTGATTGTAAAAAAGATAAAGGGTTAGCGCTCAGCCACTGAGAAATAAGGGTTGAGTTTCAGATGATTGGCTGGCGCTAAAAACGGAAAAGGCCGCCCGAAGGCAGCCTTTTATAAAGATGCGAAAAATGAGTTAAGTCGATGTGATATTACCCGGCAGTCGTAAGGAACCGCCCGGTTATATGTCGAAATGCCGTCAAGCCGCTGGGCTAATAGAAGCCAGGAGGAATACTCGAGGCAATAAAAAACCCGCTCATGTTGGCGGGTTTTTTGAATTTAGTTGTTTCGCAGATAACTGGATGACTGCTTTCGAATACAGAAAAGCTATCTTATACGCTCATCTTATATTTTTCGGTCAAATTGTCAAAGTTTTTTTCTCTGTTTTCGAAATATTTTTTTTACAGGCATCATTGAGTGCCGGATAAAGCATTAATTCAGCGGTTGTCAGCCAGGTATCTATCCGCCGCTGGCACGTACTGAGTGACAGTTCTGGATGAGCGAATTGCATATCCACAGCCATTGGAGTTTTCTTTTTCCCGGTGATATACCGCACCTTAATGATGTCGATCAGACCCGGCGTATCAGCGAACACCTTACCAATCACCGAATCGATCAGTAGAGCTTCCGCATCGGTACAGTAGAACAGGCTACTGTGGGTTTTTTGGTTATTGAGATCGCCGAAATAGCTGAATAGCTCTTCACGCGAGATGCCCGCTTTCTCCAAATCCCTTATCGCCGCATTCAGTGCGGTTTTACTGAGCGTTTCTTGCGCGAGTAACCGCGCGAATACGCCGCGAACGGTGCCGGACTTGCTGATGCGCGACCAGCGCCCCCACATTTTTAATTTGCCCTGAAGCCAGATGGATTCCAGAGTTTTAAGCCGAAGCTCACCAGGTTTGCTGCAGGTGGTTGGATAAATCATAGTGCCCCCTCTGATTTCACTCTTTCTGCTATGCAAAGCACACTCCCGGCGTGGTAAAGCCCGGCAGTATCCGAATCTGGGTTGTGGATTTGGCGATCGCGCTCGTTGTCCGGCTGCGAAGCGCGAAAACCAAGAGTAGGAGGGGAAAAATGATGACGGTGACATGCCGGAATGCGCGCCAACGTGAAGTCGGGGCATAACGCGCTGACAGGCGGCAATGTCGTCGATAAATTTTCGCTGGCAACTGAAGTTGCCAGTACCCGTATTTCAGTGGGTTTACGTACAAATAAATACTGCGCCATGGGGATTTTTCCTGTTAGCGCAGCAGTTGTTCAGGTATTGGCTGTTCAGACCAATGCGGGGATTATATCCTGCTTTCCTGTGGGGCGACAACTGTATAACCCGCTGATTTTGCTAATTCTATAAACCCTTTCAGTGTTGCGATATGGTCTTCCGGCTTCAGCATTTGCATACTAATCACCTGCCCCTCTTCATACCGAATGACTACACTTCCGGTTACTGGGAGATGGCTTTTTAAATCATCGGGTTCCATTGCGTCAGCACTCCTAAATCAAGTCTTACAACTTCAAGGTGACGAGCACGAAGCTGTAGATGGAAGCCTTAAATTTTCAGTAAAAACTCTTCATGACTGCTATCCGTGCCATAAAAAGCCCCAAAAATACTGTATGTATAAACAGTAATTCAATGAGACATAATTTGCAATAATACTTATCAAGGCTACCGATGAAGATTCAGTAAGTAACCTTAAGGTTACCGTGGTATGACCGTACACATTAATAGGGATTTGCTAGAAATAGCTCTGAATACCTTCTGGTTTTCTTCTCTTTTACAGGTTCGGTTTTGCTCAGTCGTTCCGCGTGCGCCTGATCGACAGGCATGAAGTGCCCCTCCTGGAAACTGCGGTAAACCGTGCCAAGTGGGCCATTCCTGTTTTTGGTGATGATGATTTCCGTGATGCCTTTCGCCGGGGTGTCAGGGTTATAAACCTCATCGCGGTAAAGCATGGCGATAATGTCGGCGTCAGCTTCGATCTCGCCGGAGTTTTTCAGATCGGCATTCATCGGCCTTTTATTCATTCGCGTTTCTACTGTACGTGACAGTTGGCTGAGTACGATTGAGGGAACGCGGATTCGTTTTGAAAGCGATTTCAATTTTTTCGTTACGCTACCGACTTTCAAGTCATAACGTTCGTCACCCGGCAAGTTCACCAGTCCCAGATAATCCACGAACACCGCAGCCAGCTCTGGATGCTCGCGCTTATGGTTTTCAGTGGTCATACATATTTGATCGGCGGTCAAGTTACTGGCATCCACGATCCAGATGGGGCGCCCGGCGATTTCCCTAATCCCCGAGTCAAACCGCCCCCAGTCTTCATCAGTGAATTCCTGCGGGTATTTCAATTTGCTGACGGAGATTGATCCGGCGTTGGCCACCTGGCGCTCAGCAATCTGGATGGCAGCCATTTCCATGCTGAACAGCAAAACGCCACCGTTGCGGTCGGTGATTTTCTCCATCAGATGCAGTGCCAACGCGGTTTTGCCCATGGACGGACGCGCGCCAATGAACATCAAATCCGTGTGATCAATACCGCCTGTTATGCTATCCAGTTCCGCAATGCCGGTTTGCAACGTGCGATATGATCCATCACCGTTCAGGCGCTGTTGCAGGCGATCCACGATGTCCGGCAGCAATGCATCAATATGGACAGGACTGAGCGCCGACGCTGATGTCTCAAGGGATTGCAACCCATCACGCAGCGTGGCGATGGACTTGAGGGCGTCGTCCTGATTACGCGAGGAAACAACGCACTTCAGCGCGTCAGCGGCCATCTGCTGGAAATTGCGGATAACCTGTGCACGTTTCACCATTTGCACATAGCTAACCAGCCCTGCTTTCGCCCAAACGTAACGAGGCGCGCTCAAGATCACCGCTTCGTAGTCGTTGCCAAGGCGTTCAATCAGCACCAGGCCATCCAGATTTCCAGCACCATGCGCGAGCTGTTTCATTTCACGCCAGATATTGCGGTAGACCCCAATCGAAAAGGCATTCTCTGGCAGATCAATCAGCGCCTCAAAAGTGTCGGCATCCAGACCGCGAAGCAGGACCGCACCAATTACCGCGCCCTCCAGTTCTTCAGTCGTCATTGCGCCACCCGCTGACTTTCCCAATCGAACGCCAGCACCACCGCGCTTTCCATCACACGATCCATCGCCCGGTAGCCGATAAATCCTTCAATTTCCTGCACCGTGAAGTTACTTATCAGGATAATCGGCTTCATCTGTTCGTACCGTATATTTATGATTTCAGAGACAATCAGTCGCTCTGAGTCGGTGCCGGACTGCATGCCAACTTCATCGATCACCAGCAAATCCACATCACTGTAAAAACCCAGTACGTCGTATTCTGTTCGTGCCGCATTGGGCCGCCAGGTATCCCGCACAGCCCGGATGATCCGCTGGGCGGTGGTCAGGTAGACATCAGCGTCGTAACGTTCAAAAAGCGCCCGCATAATGCCGACTGACAAGTGTGTTTTCCCGGTTCCGACCTGCCCACAAAACAACAGATTTGACCCCGTAGCCTGGAGTGCGGGCCATTCATCCACAAAACGCTGGCAGATGGCCAGATTGTCTTTCGCGTGCTGATTAACCGTTTTGAAATTTACCAATGACGATTCACTGAACCGTTTGGCGACACCGCTGTAGGTGGTAAGGATCTCGGTTACGGTTTTGGGATCATCCATCGGCAGATTCTCCCTTGGGGGTTTTCCAGCCAATCAGCGTTTCGAAATTCCGTCCGCGCAGGTCATCGACAGTATCTTTCGGTCTCCCAGGGGATTGAGAAACTGCAATCGCCCAGCTATTTTCGTACTCCCTGCGCGTGCCAAAAAAACGGCTCCCCTGCATGACATACACCGTTCCACCCAGTCCCTTGGCCTGGCAATAATCCGCGTAACGAATCATTCCAGACAACAGGTGATCGGCAGGTACGCCTTCTTTGCGCCGGGCATTCCAGCTGTTGAAGGCGGCTTGCTTGGAGTTGTTGCCCTCCCGTTGCGGATAGATTGCCCACAGGGTTTCAAATGCATCGGGGTAACTTTTTTTCTTTCCCTCGCTTTCTTCCGCTGTATCACCATCAGTTCCAGTGACTGGATCAATGACTGGATCTAAAGAGTGATTGGTTCTGGGTGCAGCATTTGCACCCATCGTGGGTGCAGGAGTTACACCAATGGGTGCAGGAGCTACACCAGAGGGTGCAGGAGTTACACCAGCGGATGCAGGAGTTACACCAGGAAATGCAGGGACGACGCCAGAGGGTGCAGGATTTTCACCCCTCTTTTTTAACATAAGATAGTAGATATTTGAGCGATTAAGGCCATTTGCCGCTTTGCGCTCTTCCACGCGCAGCAAGCCATCTTTTACCAATTGTTTAATGTGGTTTTGTACCGATCTTTCGGAGATCTCACACTGTTGCGCGACATAGCGTATTGCTGGCCAGCACTCGCCCTGATCGCTGGCGTTATCAGCCAGTTTGACCAGTACCAATTTGCGCAGCGGGTTTCCGACTTTGAGTTTCATGGCTTGTACCATCAGATCCATACTCATATTCAGACCCCCAGCAGTTCAGCGAGGGCCGTAATGGCGCGCTGGTATTCTTCGGCTGACATTTCAACGTCATGCAACTGAGCTTTATGCTGTTCGTACAACTCCCAGATACTGAGTGACGCTGAGCGCCGCTCTTCGTAAATGGACACAATATTTTCGATAGTTACAGGCTGTGCATTAAGGTAGAACCCATTCCTGTAAGTAATTCGATCGGGAGAATTAAGCATGATCTTGCCTCTTTCTTGCTATGCGGTGGTCACCCGCAAATATGATGCTTGTACCATAGCCGCCGTTTATGAGTCTTTTTTGGACAACCATAGTGACATGTCGGGGTCATCGGGAAGAATTGCGTTAATTGCTCCGGCAAACTCCCGAATAGCACTGGAAACCCTTTTCATTTGCGTCTCCTATCGCAAGAAGTTGTTTTTTTCATCAGCTTTTGTTCTGACCAGATGTTACGCTGCACCTGATGGATACAGCTCTGTCTTGTCATGTGTTGGCTCGTACCCGAGCATGTTTTTACGCTCCAATCTCTAACATTTGTAGAAAATTATAACTTAACAAAAGCTAAGTCAAATTAATTTATATTAACCGGATGGACATGACATCACTTAGTGACCGCATTAAGTTGCGTAGAACCGAACTGAAGATCTCCCAGCAGAAGCTTGCCGACTCTGTGAAGGTTTCCCACGTCACCGTATACAAGTGGGAGAATGGTGATACCGAGCCAAAAGGTAAAAATCTTTTTCTTTTGAGCAAAGTGCTCAGATGTAGCCCGACGTGGCTGCTGTACGGCGACGAAGATCAAACCCCTCTTCCTGCTGATGAATTGTCAATAGACCTGGATGAAAGGCAAAGAAAATTGTTAGAACTCTTTGATTCCCTTCCAGAATCTGAGAAAGACCGTCATTTGTCAGAACTTGAGGAAAAGGTAAATGGCTTCAACGCTTTGTTCGAAGAGTTACTTTTTGCACGAAAAAACTCAAAGAAAAAACAATAA